TGAATTTATTGTCACTTTTTAAGCCAAAATCTCAAGTAAAGGTTGAGGGCATTTCTTCATTAGCTAATTTTAATACAGGAGATTGGTATAGTCGTTATTGTGCAAGTAAATACGATTCTGCCTACCCAAATATTCAAGCGATTGCTAATGAGTTTATCGCTATCATGCCGAAAGTCATCGACTCAAACGGCAAGACCGTACAGAACAATCCAATTCTTAATGCTCTTTATCATCCTAATCAAGCAGATGATTTCGTATCGTTTAGCGAGAAGCTTATTGTTTCTACTTTAGTAAATCGAAACACTTTTATTTTAGTTTGGGCAAAAGAGGACGGTAAAGCTGTAAAGACTACGAATTATGGGTTCAAAGGTCAGAACATTGCTGGATTCACATTTTTAGAGCATCCAAGTATTACACGCCGCGACAATAAGACCTACTATCAAGTAGGGGCTGAGACTTTTACTGAAGATCAAGTTATTGTAATCTCTGGAGGTGTTGACCCAAGCAACTTATACGCTGGATACTCACCAACTGAAGCCGCCACTCAATGGATTACACTAGATGATTATATCGCTGACTTCCAACGTGGTTTCTTCGAGAATAACGCAATTCCTGCTGGTATGTTTGTTGTCGCGGCTCGTACTGCTCGTGAATATAATGATATGGTTGATCTGCTGGAATCTCGACACCGCGGCGCTGGTAAAAATGGTAACGTTACGTATTCTCATCGTCCAATCGACCCGACAACGAATAAGCCTGCTGAAGCACAGATTCAATGGATACCATATGCACAATCTCAAAAAGATATTGATTTTGCGGCCGTGTTTGAACAGGCGAATAAGCGAATTGATATGGCTTATGGCGTTAGTCAGATTATTAAAGGCGTTGATGACCAGGCTAAATACTCAAATGCTGACGTTTCCGAGCGTGGTTTTGCTAAGCGTGTTGTTTATCCGCGAGCGCTTAGGATTTACTCTCGTTTAACACATGAACTCAATAGGATTACTGGTGGAATTGGTGTTGCTATTACTTTTGACTATGAAATCCCAGAGATTGCCGACCGCAAAAAGGTTGAAGCAGAAGTGATGGCAACTAATACAGATACTATCTTAAAGCTGGTTGATAAAGGCTATGAATTAGATTCAGTCATTGACGCACTCAAACTACCTCAAAACTACAAGCTGCTTAAATTGGGCGAGAATAACAATACCGAGATAGAAAACGACAAGCCTCAAGTTGACGAGGGCGGCGAAGTGGAGAAAGCCCCAGACCCACGCACAGTAGGTGCGCTTAAAGCTAAAGCCTCTGAGTACGACAAACTGTATAATATTGCGAAGAGTTTTATGCAAAGCCGTGTTGATCAAGCTATTCAAGAACTTGGCACTCAAAACGAAGCTGAAGACGACAAGCTGGAACGTTTTATAGAAGACTCATTAGCGTTAATCACTCTATTGCTTATCTCTAGTGGCACGGACCAATACAAAAAAGGCTTAGACATGGTTAAGAGCGCAGGGCTAGACACTGAAAGTACTGACGAGTTTGTCCTATCTGACACTGCTAGAGCAGATTACCGCTCACATCTTACACGAGTAGCTAAATCATATGATGATGAAACTAAAAAGGTCATCAACGATACACTAGAGCGATCACGACTTGATAATTTAAGTGAAAGCCAGACAAGAGACTTGCTGAGAGATATTATGAACACTGACGAATACAGAGTTGCTCGATTGGCTCGCACTGAGATACAGCGCTCTGAGAGTGTTGGCGATGTAGAGGCTATGAAACAGCTCGAAGCTGAAACAGGAGCAGAAATTGAGAAAACTATAAATCATCCAGTCGGTGCACATTGCCCAGAATGTCGAGCGCTGGAAGGGGTCTGGAAGCCTGTTGCTCAACCGATGATAAAGCTTAACGAAGCAATAGAAACAGACAGCGGCACATGGATAAACGATTATGAAGAAAATGTTGGCGGACCTATTCATCCTAATTGTGGTGGTCGCCCGAAATTCAGGATTAAGCAATGATAAAGATAAATTGTAAGTATTGTGGTAGATATTTGTTTGAAGCTGTTGCTTCTACTGCTATACAGGGTTTAATCTGCCCAAACTCTAAATGTAAAGCGAAATTGAATATTAAAGTTCTGTTCGCGACTGACTGCACCGATAAGATAAAACAGCTTGTCTTCACTGAAGACGAGAAGCCGCCTCGCACTCACGATAGCACCTCAGAATGAAATTAAGGCAATGCTCATTTGAGCGCCGAATAATAACCTTAAAAAGGAACGCTAATGGATAAATTCTGGAAGTGGGCGAAAGCTGAAGCCTCAAACGAGTTAATTATCAACGGCACTATCGCTAGTGAGAGTTGGCTCGAGGACGATGTTACGCCAAAACTTTTCAAAGAGGAATTAGCTGCGCGTACAGGCGACATTACAGTGAGGATTAACAGTCCTGGGGGTGATGTATTCGCTGGTGTATCGATTTATAACATGCTCCGTGAGTATAACGGGCGTGTTGTAGTGAAAGTTGATGGACTAGCCGCGTCTATAGCGTCTCTCATAGCTATGGCTGGCGACGAAATCGTTATGCTACCAGGCGCAATGATGATGGTTCACAAGCCGTGGACAATCGCAGCGGGCAACGCAGACGAGCTAGGACGAGCTGTAGAAATGCTAGAGAAGACTTGCGAGAGTATGATTCCAGTTTATGCGAGCCGAACAGGACTATCTGAAGAAAAGATAGAAGAACTGTTGGCTGCTGAGACGTGGATGACTGCCGCTGAAGCTGTGGAGCTTGGATTTGCAACCGAGGCAGTAGAAGCGAAAACAAGCTTGTCTGACGCTATGAAAGCTGCCGCTAGCTATACCTCAATCGTGAAAGATGCTTGTCTGGCACCGGCAATGGCAATCGCTACACGAGTAAAAAGCGAAGAGACCGAAAAGGTCGAAGAACCTACTGACGATACACCTGAAACGCCAGTAGAAAATAAATCAGGTAAAGAAGAGGAGAACGAAATGAACGAGGAAATCGCAAAGGCTCAGATTATCGAGCCAAAAGAACAAGCAGAGGTTACGACAACCCCTACCGTTAATGACTATCTAAAAACTCAAGCATCAGTGCGAGATTTTACACAAGTATTGATGGCAAACGCTGGTCGTACTTTTAATGACGTTAAGAGCGCTTGGCAAGATGTTTTGGTTAAGAATAACTTGACCGACAAAGAGTTTTTCAAATTGCCAGAGCCAGTTGTTTCTGCTATTGAAGACGCTGTAACATCAGGTGAAATCTTCAGCAAGTTGAACAAGACTGGTTTGGATGTCTTTAAGGTTACTTGGGACAAAGCCGATGTCGAAGGCGATACAAGCCGTGCAGGTGGACACAAGAAGGGCGAAAAGAAAGACCAACAGGTCATTGACTTTGAAAGCCGTACAATCCGCGCAGGCGTGATTTACAAGTACTTGGTATTAGACAAGCAGACTATTCGTGAGAATAAATCAACAGGCGCATTGATGAAATACGTTCTGAACGAATTACCTACTCGAATTATCCGTGAAGTTGAGCGTGCTGCTGTTATAGGTGACGGTCGTGAAACTAACGACAAGCGAAAGATTACATCATTTACTTCTATTAAGTCAGACGTAAAAGCAAAGAATACCTTCGGTGATGAGTTGACTATCACAGCTGGTATGAGCCGCGCTGAAGCTGTAGCACGAGCTAAGGACATGATCCGTACTGATGGTGAGATTGTTCTTATCGCTAAGAAAGGCTTTGCAACAAGCGCACGCTTTGAAAAGGGCGCTGATGGTAAATATCTGTTCCAGATTGGCGCAAAGGCTGAAGACGTATTAGACACGGCTACTATCATTGAGCCGACATGGTTTACTGACGCAACTGACCCAGACTACGACGCATACGTTGTTGTGCTTGGTGCGTACAAGACGGTTGGTGATACTTCTGTAGAAGCCTTCACTAACTTTAAGCTTGAGACCAACGAGGAAGAGTTCTTGCAAGAGCTTTACATCGGTGGTGGCTTGTCTGGCTTGAAATCAGCAATCGGTTTGAAGAAAGCTTAATAGAAAGGGAGCGTTGAGGTATGCAATACAATTTGACTAAAGAACAAGTTGAGAGCTATTTACGACGCTCCCTAACTCCATTTGAAAGCGACAACTTTGATAACCTATTGCGAATAGCTATCAGTAAGCTTGAAGCGTTGATTTGTAGTAAAGTCGGCTATATAGAAGAAGAGAGAACTTTTCAGGGTAGAGACGGGATGAGGTCTGTATTTATTGGGCTTTGTTCTGAAGTTAAATCTGTTAAAGTGAACTCTAATTCAGTCGACTTTGCTACTTATCTAGGAGATAACGCTAGTCAGCTTTGTGACAACATAGTACTGAATAAGCCCACAAAACATACTGACGTAATAACTGTTCATGCTGGATTTGGTTTGAAAGTAATTCCCGAAGAACTAGCTCAAGTTATATCTGAACTGTTTGCTGTAAAACTTGCTGGAGACGACAAGATTACTTCTAAAAAGGTCGAAGACTTCAGTATTACTTATGATAAGACGAGCGAGACTGACAGGATCATCGAAAGCTATAAGTCAATACTTGATAAATACAGTCAATGTAGTCAAATCACATTACGTTCAGGAGAGATAAGAAATGACCGTATTCGATGTATTTAAGTCGACTCCTTACATTTTTTTGGAAGTTACCAAAGGAACGGTGCGTGGCGACCTTGTAAATCACCGCAAGGGCTTATCTGGCGTTTTTAAGCAGCGTAGTGGAGTTACGACATCAAACAACATTCAAACAACTGATTCGACCGCGACACTGCACGTAAAGCCTGTCGATTTTATAGACTTTACAAGTACTAACATGTTTGTAGGTCATGGCGTTAGAGTCAATGGAGCTTCTTATCAAATTGTAGGTGCGACTGCTGGCATGAACTTTGATACAGATACATTAGAGCATTACACTCTAACTCTGGAGCGCGCAGACTATGGAGGCTATGATGAAGATCAAGAATAATATTGACGCTTGGCAGAGAATTCAAGCAGTGAACGCTAAAAACAAGAGAAAGGGTATTGCTCAGGCTATAA